TTTATCTTTCAAAGAAAAAGGAAAAGGATAAGACGGAAGTTGTTGGTAACATTATTAAAGCTAAGACGGCAAAGTCACGACTCTCTAAAGAAAATCAGCAAGTAGAGATACGTCTCTATTATGATGAAAGAGGACTTGATAGATACTACGGTCTCCTAGAATTGGGAGAATTGGGTGGTATGTGGAAAAATGTTGCTGGAAGATATGAGATGAATGGTAAAAAAATATACGGTAAAGAGATTCTAAAAAATCCTACAGAATACTTTACTGATGATATAATGAAACAACTTGATGCTGTAGCACAGCAAACCTTCTCTTATGGAACGAATTGAGACTACTATTCTCAGAAATCTAATTTATAATGAAGAGTATTCTAGAAAGGTTATACCTTTTATCAAACCAGAATATTTTGAGCAAAGATCTGAAAAGATAATCTTTGAGGAGATAACTCAATTCATTGTAAAATATGGTTCTGCTATTACTATTGAAGCTCTCAATATTGAGACTGAAAATAGAACAGACCTTAATGAGGAAGAAGTAAAGCAAGTCAGAGAAATCAATGAATCATTTACTGATTCTGTTGTTGATAGTCAATGGTTAATTGATTCTACTGAGACTTGGTGTAGAGATAGGGCAATCTATCTTGCACTTATGGAATCAATTCATATTGCTGATGGTAATGATGAGAAGAAAAATAGAGATGCTATTCCTACTATTCTTTCAGATGCATTAGCAGTATCTTTTGATAATCATATAGGTCATGATTACTTAAACGATTATGAGGAAAGATATGAATCGTATCACAGGAAAGAAGATAAGATCCCGTTCGACCTCGA